CCCCCGCCCGGCCCCGGCCGCCCCCGCCCGGCCCCGGCCGCCCCCGCCCGGCCCCGGCCGCCCCCGCCCGGCCCCGGGCCAAAAAGGAAACCGCCCCGGGTCGATCCGGGGCGGGGAAGGGCAAAGGGCGAAGGGCGGGCGGGTGTCAATCTGCGGCGGGGTCGATTCCCTCCGCCACGGCGGCGGCCGTGTCCACCCATAGCCGGGAATGCTCCGACGGAACCAGCTTCCCGCCGATTATCTCGACTTCGACGGATTCGACCACGAACCCGGCCGGGTCCGTCGGGGCCGGGCCGACGATGCGCCAAGGGGAATCGTACCGGGGCGAACGCTCCGCCCGGACATCGGAGCAAAAGGTAAACCGCAGGGTACGCGGCCCGTCAAGCTCCGACGATACCGAAACGAATCCCCGATACCATCGGCCACGGATTCGGACCGATCCGGGAATGGAAAAGTAAGTGTCCGGTTGCCCGCCGTTCGCGAACCGGACCGCCCGAGATATGCCGTCAATGCAAACCGCCCGCGCCGCCATGGCCGCCCCCGTGGGCGAGTGTAGCCATAGGTAGCCGCCGCCGGGGAAGTCGGTCCGGCCGAAGTGTGGAATACCTTGGAACCACGGCTTAGCCACGGCGGGCCCCCCTTCGACGGCCCGCCACCACGGCGGCCACTCCGGCAAGTAGCACTCCGAGAATCCAAACCACGGCGGCGATATCTTCGCGTTTCACGGTGCGGCCTCGATTCGGTCAATGTGCCACGGGAACGGGGAAGGGTCCGCGCATCGGGAATCCGGGCCGCCCACACGGGCCCGCAGGAAACCAAAGAGCTCTTCGGTTTCGGTGTCTTCCCGCAGGGTTTCAAGGTCCGCCGGAGTCAACCGGGGGAGCTCGAAACGGACGACAGCGTACACACGGGAACCGGGGGAGCTCACGCGCCACCCCCGATCCGGGCCGCATCGAACGCGGCGGAGCGGGCCGAATCCGCCCGGACCCACGCCAACGCGGCCGTCGCTTCGGCCAGGTCCACCCCGCCGGGGAGCGTCACCTGGGGGAGCGGGGGCGCGTCCGGAATCAACGCGGCCGCCCGATCCACCCGCCCACGGGCCGCCGCCGCCGCCACCCGGCCGTCGGAGACTTCGCCCGAGGCGATTCCATCGGCCAGCTGGCAAGCTTCGCGCATGGCCACCAATGCGGCACCGAACCCGAGCAAACCACGGGCCGACTCCTCCGCGTCACGGATTCGGACTTCGACCAGTTCCGGCCGGGCGAACGCCCGCAGGTCGGGAAGGGTCACGGTGAACACGGCCCGCCGCCCGTCCCCGATGGACTTCCGGCGACGGTCCGCGCTCCGCAGTCCGTGCCCGGCGCATTCCGCCCGCAGACTGCAGGAAACTTCCCCGGCGGCCGTGTCCACATTGAACCAACCCGACACCGAATCGGCCGAACCCCGGCCGCCCACGGACACGGACCGCCCCGCGTCATTTCGGACCCGTGCAAACGCATTGACTCGCGACATGGTGACATCCTCCAAAGCTTGAACCACACGCGGCCCGGAACGGTTCCGGCCCGCAAAAGGCCCCGGCGAAGTTCCCCCCGCCGGGGCCAGTCGATCAAAAGTACCCCGGGTCCTCCGCCCGGATTCCGGACCCGCATAGCTCCGCGATATAGGCCGAAGCCTCTTCGATGAAATCGGCCGCAGTCTTTCCGCATTCCCCGCAGTCTTCCGTACCATCGGTCCCCGCGTGGCACGGGCACCCGAGCGGGCCCCGGGGAATCCACCCGAACGCGGAAGCGACGGCGGGCCGATCATGCTCGAACTGGATCAACCGATCCGCCCCGGTGTCATGGACAATCCGGAACGCTACCGAAGTCGTCCGGAACCCTTCCGCAAGTTCCACCCGGAACCCGTGGCCGAGGCGCACCCGGTGCCGTGATTCGTTCTCAGCCTTCCGCATGGCGAATCCGGAATCCGGTTCCGCCCACGCGCCGGATAGGCGGTTCCACGCCCGGCCGAATCCGTCCGGATCCGTCCATGCTCCGACGATGTCGAATCCGTCGGAATCGCGGCCGTAGATAATCCCGGCACACGCCCACGCGGGGCCCCGCCATTTCCGCCATGCCGGAGGGTCCCCGGCCAGCTCTTCGGAATCCGGTTCCAGCTCCAACGCTTGCGCGAAGAGGTCCGCCACGGTTCCGCCCTTCGGTAGGTCGATCCGGGCGAACCAAAGACGGCCCGTATCCGCGTCCCCGGTTTCGTCGTCGTGGAACGAATGGCCCGAGACGATGCGCCCCACGGCGGCCAACGCCGGGCACCCGATGGAATCCGGAACCGGGCGGTTTCGCCACCCGGCCGGGTCCGTGTCGAGACATGGAAAGTCTTTCCGGATCATGCTTCCCCCTCTTCGGTGCAAAGAATGGCGAGAACCACGGCGGCCCGTTCCGCGAAGAGCTCCGCCCGTCGCGGGTCACGCTTCCACCGTGCGCGGAAGTGTCGATAGATGCGCCGGGCCCCGTCCCCGTCCGGACCATTCCCGAGCGGGGAAGGGCGGAACCGAATCGGAGACTCTCCGACGACACCCGCCACCCGGTAGAGCGTTGACCATTGGCCGCCGTGGAAGTCGCCGGAGATACAGTAAAGAGCTTCGGCCAGCTCGAAACGGTCGGATTCGTCGTCCGGGTCGGAGACTTCCCGAAGCAAAGATTCAAGCAAGAAAGCCGTCTTCCGGTAGCGTTCCGCCGTGTCCGGGTCCGTCTCTTCGCGCCATGATGCCACCCCGGCCGCAAGGGCCGCCCGGATTCGTTCAAGCGTCACCACGGCGGGCCCCCTTCCGCGTGTGGATCGGGCGGCCGTCTTCCCGCGACACCCGCAGGATGCCCACGGAACCGCCCTCCGTGTTCAATGCGTCGAAGTAGGTCACGCCGTCGCGGGCACCGTCGAAGTCGAACCGAACCACGGGCCCGTCGAAGTTGACCGGGATCCCGCGGACCTTGACGCGGGCCGAGAGAACCCGAACCGCCGCCCGGTAGTCGCGGGCCCGGATCCGGCCCCGGAACGGTTCCGAATCGTCGTGGCCGAAGAGAGAGAGAACGAAGAGCGTACCCACGGGTTCCGCCGGGGCGGGCCCGAATCGGCACCCGGCCGCGTCCGTGTCTTCCGTGCGGGTTCCCGTGACGGCGGCGGCCAGTCCGGCGGCCATGCTTGCAAGCTTTCCTAGCATCGGTGAATCCTCCAAAGGGCGGCCCGGGTGATTCCGGGCGGGCCTGATTAGATAAGTCTATTCGCGGTCCGATTCCATGTCAAGCGGTCCGGCCGCCCACGATGCGAGAATCACGGCGGCCCGCTCCGCATCGGGGCCGAAGAGGGCCCGCAATTCCGCCCGGCGGCCCGGCGCGATTCGCTGCAGCGCGGACCCGGCCCGGTCCGGCGTGATATCAGAGTGTCCCGGCGTGGCCCGGCGTGGCCCGGCGTGGCCCGGCGTGATAGCAGAGTGTCCCGGCGTGGCCCGGCCCGGTCCGGCGTGGCCCGGCGTGTCGTGTGGCGTGTCGTGTGGCATGGCGAAAGAATCCAACGGAAGGCGAAGGGCGGAACGGCCCGCCCGCGTGGCATTGGATCGGTCCGGTGAGGGCGGGGCCTTGAACGGAACCGCAAAAAACGGAATGAAACGGGCGCAAGCTTGTACGCGTGTCCGTGCGTCGTGTCCGGTGCCCGCCCTCCCCGGTTGCCCGTGGTGCCGACGGTGGCGGCGGCGGGTGCCGGATGCCCCGCGATAGATTCGGAGTCTATCGCGCCCTGCAGCGTTCGCCGTGGTTCCGGGGTGGCCGTGCCCGGCGGCCGTGGCCGGGCCGGGGTGGCCGGGTGCCGGGGCGGCCGGGCCGGGGCGGGCGGCGGGCGGCCCCCGGCGTTGCGCGGGGCGGCGCGAACGCGGCCGGGGAGGCCCCCGACGGGGGGAATCCGCACTATTCGTCGCCTAATAACCCCTCTTCAGATTTTTTCGCCCAAACTTCGCCCGCCCTCACCAGCCCTCACCCCCAAAAACCAGGAAACCCCGGCTGTTACACCGGGGCCTCCCTGGAGGAAAGCTGGTTCTGCGTGGTCTGCGGCTCAGTTCCGGCTTGCCGCGGCCTTCTTGGCCGTCTGAAGCCGCTGCCACAAGGCCGAGTGTACCCGAAGTCCCTCGATGGCGAAGGCATCCGGCTGCTCATGGACATCCTGGAGGAGCGCATCGAGGAGTTCGGTGGCTTGGTCGAGCTGGCCGCTGGCGATGCAGGAGGCAACCTCGGCCTCGACGGTGGGGAAGATGCCCTTCTTCTCGATTTCCTGCTCCAGGTGCTTGGAGATGACGAGGGCTTCAGCGGCGGAGACCTGGGCCATGAACCTGTTCCACGCCTCGGTGAAGAGGAGGGCGTAGTTCCGCGTCTCGTTGGTCACGGGATTCAGGAAAGTGAGGTGCAGGTAGACATGGTTTCCGGCGACGGCGATCTTTAGTTCCGAGTTTGGTGGTGGTGTGATGGGGGCGGCGTTCATGGTTCCTCCATTTCCGCGTTGAATGCGCGGAGCGTCTTCTTGTGGTAGATCAGGGGTGTTCCGGGTCCTACCCAGGCCCCTGCGATGTTGAAGGAGACCCACTCTTCCGCTTCTTCTCTGGTCATGCCCTGCCGGACGGTCTCGTTGATGAGCTTGTCCCAGGCGTAGACGGCGAGTTGGTCCCCGGTGGCCTGTGTCGCGGTGCCGATGAACGCCTTCTCCATGCCGTCGAAGAGCAGGGGGGTTCCGGAGAACATGGGCGAGGCGATGGGCTCGATCCTGCCTCCATCGGTGATGTAGAGCGGCTGGCGGTGGGGCTGCTTCAGGCGGTCGATCTCGTCCAGCAGGGCGAGGATGTGATCCTTGCGGAGGGAGCCGCGGTCCATCATGGACTGGATGTGGGATCTGGAGATGTTCACGACTTCACCTCCTGTTGAGGCTGCGGAATATCAAGCGATTGCAGCCAGCCGTCTGGCTCGTATCGCTGCCAGATCGTTCCATCGTCCGCGAGGGCGTATAGCTCATTGCAAGTTTGACCTGCTCGCGGCAGGACGATCAGCTGCACCACCTTCCTTCGAGTCTTGGCCTTCTTGAGCGTGGCGAGTTCGGCACGGAGCGCGGCAATCTCCGCGTAGAACTGGTTCTCTCTTTTGAAAGTGTTGTCGCTCACGACTTCGCCTCCCTCAGTTGACCTTCCAGACCTGAGACCGTGTCTTTCAGGTCATCGACCTCGCGTTCTAGTCGGCTGACCGCGATTTCCAAGTCATCGACTTTCGCTTCAGCCTGGAGAGCTCGTTGGCAAGCCTCAATTAGGGCTTCCCGCAGAGCTTCGGTCTGCTTCTTGATTGCCTGGTTGGCTGTCTCTAGGGCGGCATCGACATGGGAGCAGGTCGGAGAAATTGCGCTATACGCCTCTTTCTCCGCTAGGTGGCGGTAAGAGGACCAGCTCATGGCTGCACCTTCCTCTTCTCCCACGACACGCAGAGCATCGCAACGAGCAGGTGGAGCATGACCGTGCTTCCGCCCGCCTCGAAACCTAGTGCCCAGTTCCAGCCACCTCCGAATCTTCCAAACACCCGCGACTTGGCCCGCCACTCAAAGAAGAAGTCGATGCGTCCAACCCTTCGCTTGATGCGGAGGTCTTGCTTCTCGCCGTAGAACGCCTTGACCTGCTCGTAGAAGGACTTGGGGTGGCTCATGCCTTCCCCCAACGGTAAAGAACAGTCTCGCCCTTGTGCAGGGTCTGCCCATCCTTGAGCACCAGGCGAACAAGGCAAGAAGGAGGAAAGCAAGAATGCGGCTCGACCTGGCTCCAGCGGTAGATGTGCCACTTCTGGAACACGAACACCTTGCCGACCTGATGCCGATCCTTAGAAACAAGGCGGTCTCCGGGCTTCAGCCCGTAGAGCTCGGCGGCCATGTCCTGAACAAGCTGAGCGTGTTCGTCGCTCAGTTCATTCAGCCGCTTCATCAGCTCGGCCCGTTCGTCTCTCAGCTTTCCATCTCGGTTCTGCATCCAGACGAAGTGCGGGGTGATGTTGGGAGTCTGGGGATCGCTCACGACTTCACCTCCTTCGGCAGCTCTGGAATCGGCTCCCACGGCGGCTGGCTGACGGGAACCCAAGAACCTCGCTTCGCCTCCGTGGGGACGAGGTTCGCCTCGATGAGCCTCAGAATCCCTTCAAGGTGGCCGTTGCTGGTTGCGCCATGCTCGATGCGGCAGTTGATCTCGCGCATGACCCGCAGCAGCAGCTGGCTCTTGTGAACGAGACCCTCTCGCTCTGCCTCCGCGGCCTTGATCTTGCTGCTGGCCTCATCCAAGGCTTGCCTGAGCGCGGAGACGCGGGCATCCAGCGCAAGCCAGTCGTGGGCGGCGCGGACCGCCAAGTCGGATCTCAGGGCCGCCTGACAAGCCCGGCGCAGGGCCAGGCTCAGTTCCGTGTTCTCCGCGGCTCGGCGCAGGACCGCTTCGTGGTTGTTGCCTTCTTCTGACATGGGTTCCTCCAGATTGGTGTGCTTGGGGGAAGCCCAAGGGGGTCGGGTGAACCCCCCTGGGCCTCCGCGAAGAAGAGAGTCTATACGGTACTAGACAATCTAACCGCTGTCAAGCCCCATTCTGGAGTCTGCTCTTAGGATTATCCTAGGTCTATCCTAGGTATACCTTTAGGTGTTCCCCCCCTCCCCCCAGACTACCCACCTACGGTGCCAATCCTGGGATTCCCTGGGATTCACCTAGAAGGACTCTGGACCACTCATCCACCACGCCCCCAATCATCTCACCTGCGGTGATGACCTGGGCCTCTCTGGATAGATTCCATAAGGTCGTTTGAAACGAACGACGGGGTCGTCGTACCAGAGGCTACCTAGCCCTGTTCTGGTCTACCCAAAGGGTTCCAGCGGTAGCTTGTGGTCTCCTCCCGAGCCTTGGGAATGATCCGTCCCTCCATGAATCGTTCCAGTCGCTCGGCAATCGCCTGTTCTCGGGCCTGAACGATCTTCTCGTCTGCGTTCTGAGCCATCTGCTCGGTCCAGTAGTTGACCGCGATGGCCAGGGCATCGAGCCTGTCGTCGTGCAGGAGGGCACCTCGGGCCCGGACGATCCGGGACATCTGGTAGAAGAGGCTGTAGTGGAGGCTCTTGTCGGAGGTCTTGGCCGTCTCGTAGTCGCGCTGGACGACCCGGGAGTCGATCACAAGGCGGTGCTGGTTCAGGACGGGCTCCAGGGTGTCGATGATCCGCTTCTCCTTCTGGACCGAATGCCGGACCTCTTCGATGAAGCAGTTGTGTCCTGACCGCAGGTGCGGCTTGAGGAGCTCGGTGAACATCCCGTCTCCGAAGTTCGACTCCACGACGATGTGGTTGACCTTCTGCCGGGCGGCGATCTGGACCAGCTCCTTCAGGGTGCGCTCGTCGTAGCCGCCGGGCAGCCCGCCCGCCTCGGTCACGAACAGGAACCCGTTCAGCATCTTGACCACGGCGAACGCGGTCTCGTCCACGCCGCGGCCGGAGGGGTCGATGGCCATGACCGAGCCGTGGTAGGGCTTGGGGTGGTTCTGGTCGATGAGTGCCGTGGCCCTGTACCAGCGGTCGCCGTTCAGGCCGACGCACGGCAGGTCCTCGCAGGGGCGTTCCTTGCCCCAGACCAGCTTCTCGGGAGCCGTGTCGGCCTCGCACTCGGTGATGATCGCGTCCGACAGGCGCAGCGGGTAGCGGTCGAGGTCGCTCAGGCTGGTGTCCAGCATGAACTGCAGCGCGAAGCCCGAGCGGCCGAAGCTCATCTCGCGCTCCATCAGGTCCAGGTCGGAGAACCGCCGCGGGTCGGTCGGGCGGCCCGTCAGCATCGCGTCCTTGTCGAGCTGGTCCGCGATCATCGGGGCCAGCTTGGGGCCGTAGAACTCCCGCAGCTTGGGCTCGGGGAACCTGGCGGGCCAGATCCTGGTCTCGTAGCCGCGCTCGGGGAGGGTCGCGTACAGCGATGCCTCGGTCTGAGGGGTGCCCAGGTAGACCACGCGGCCGTCCGGCTTCAGGACAGCGTCAAACTCCTTGACCGCCTCGCCCAGCTTGTCCCGCATCGTCTGGGTCAGGCTGTTGTTTGCGCTTTCGACATCGTCCGCGACGATCAGGTCGGCGCGGCTTCCCGTGATCTGGCTGGTGATCCCCTTCGAGACCACCGACGGGCTCTGGCTCGGCGGGGCCAGGCCCACATCGAAGGCCAGCTTCGACTTCCTCTGGTCGTCCCGCGGCCGCAGGTGCTCCAGCAGGGCCATCGACTCGATGATCCGGAGCGTGAAGGTCGTGAAGTCGTCCGCCCTCTGCTTCGAGCTCGACACCACCAGGATGTTCTTGGACGGGTCCAGCAGGAGCTGGTGGATGACGAAGGCCGAGGTGACGAAGGACTTCCCGACTCCACGAAAGGCTTGGATTACGCATCGACGGGGTCCGTTCTGCAGGTAGGTCGCCAGGTCGTACTGGACGGGGGTGGGTTCAGGGAGCCCCAGATGCTGCCAAGTCAGCCAGAGGAAGTTCCGGAAGTCGTACAGGCGGGGGTCGATCTCAACCAGGGGGTTGATCCCCCGCGGCCGCTCCGCCGCCTTGGCCTTGGGCTTCTTGGGGAGGGGGTCTGGAGGGGTCGGCATTGGGAGGGCTCAGCGGGGCTCCTAGACGGCCTGGCGGCCTTCCTCGAAAGGCATGGCCTGAGACAGTCGGAAGATCGGAGCCTGAGTCTTGGGAGTCGCATTGACTCCGTTGTCCTTCAGGAGCTGCCGGGCAACCGACAGATCCGACGCTTCGGCCGCCCCGCTCTCGATCCGGGCGATCAACTCCTCGGTCAGCTTGTTGTGCAGGTGGGCAAGGCGAACGGCCAAGTCCGGCTGCGCGGGCGCGGCGGGAGGTGGGGGCTTCTTAGGCATTGGGCCTCGCTGCGGCTAGGTTCGAGTCGTGGTCGGTGAATCCAGTCGCGTCCGGGGTCAACTCGGCCAGCCCCTCTTGTGCCATGTCGTCCGCCTCGTTGTCGCTAAACGCGACACGCTGGCTGGGCGAGTAGGAAAGGCCGTTGATGAGGCAAGGACAAAGGATGGTGGTGATCTTCATGGTCATGCCCAGAACAGGTCTCCGACGATGTCGTTGGCTCCGACTCCAGTCGTGTCCGCGTCTGCCGCTCCCGTCACCATCGTGAGGCCGATGCCCGTTGCAAACGCCACGCCGCCGGGAATCGAGATGACCGAGGTTCCGTTCGGTGGGATGGCGATGGTCTGGACGACTCCGCTTCCAGCGGTCGGGGTCGTGGTCTGGTTGTGCAGCTTCACATACCGCCACGCGGCGTTGGTGTTCGACAGACACCAGCCGACCAAGCGACCCGCGGCGTTCTTGACGATGGTGGCGTTCGTGCTTGCCGCTGAAACGAAGTGAGTGCGCGAGGCCGCTCCGGTGGCGTTGGCACGGTGCTGGATACCGACATCACCGATGGCGGCGGAACCCGCCACCAAGCCGATGGTCTGAGAGGCTGCGATGCTGACCTGACCGATGGCCGTGGTCGCTGTGGTGGCTCCCGCAAGCAGCACCGACATGGCGTTTCCGGCGACCGTGTTGCCGCGGCCCGCGGTGATCTCAGCCGTGAGCTCCGCGTAGTCCTGCACGGAGATGTACTGGATGTCCGCGTGGGTCGTGCTGGCGGGCGCGGAGCCACCGTTGAGCCATCGAAGCCTGACCTTGTACAACGCGTTCGGATCGGGAATCTGCTGATGGCGGCGGTACGACTGCGCTCGTCCGGTCACGGCATCGAGCGCACCTGTATGGAACCACGCCTCGTCTGCGTATGGCTCCAGTTCATAGACCGAGCCGCCCGCGGTCGTGTTGATGCCGATGCCGCCGGAAGGAAGTCGAGCAAGTCCGCCGTTCTGCACCTCGTACTGCGCCTGATTCGCCACGGTGCCCGAGAACGCCCACGACATCGAGTGAAGCCCGTCCGGTGCCAGCGTCACGGGATCAACGCTGACAAGCTCGATGTAGAAGGTCTGGTTCGCGATCCGCTGCGACAGGGTCAGGCCGACCGAGATGCGGAACGGGATCGTGAAGGTCTCCTTCGAGGTGATCGAGGTCGCTGAGTTGATCGTGGTTCCGGAGCTCAGGCGAACGACACCAGCGGTGACGATGGAGGCCGCTCCGCCCGTGCCGACGACGGTGTCCCACTTGTTGGTGTCGGGTGCCCCGACCACGGTGAACGAGTCGCGCCACTTCTTCTGGACGCTCTTCACCTTCACCATGTCTTCGGCTGCGTCATAGCCCTCGATACGGTGGATGGGCGTGTGGACTCCACCGGACTCGGTGGTGCGGAAGACTTCGTTTGCCCCGAAGGCATCCTTGACGGTGACATTGTTCGACATTTCAGAGCACTCCGATGGTCACAAGGTGACCTGATGTTTCAGTCTTGGAAAAGTCAAGCTGGCCTGGGTCCACCACTTCGCCTGTCCCGCCTTCACCCGGCTCCGTAAGGGTCTGCGTGTCGAACCAAAGAGGCGCGGCCACGGTGCCCAGACCGACGAAGTAGAACCTGACGATGGTGTTCATCAGGCTCCCCCCACCAACAGGTACGCAAATGAATCAAGAGATGCGTTTGCGCCGTCAGCGTTCCTTACGGTGGCTGCGATGGAGGAGTCTGTGGTCGCAAACCCGACATGGGTGTTGTTTGAGACGAAGATGACCTCGCCGTTCGTGATCTGCTTCCATCCGCTAGGGTTGTTCACCACATCGTTCGCCGCCAAGGCGGAAGCCGAGGTCTTCGCGAAGAACACAGCCCTTTCGGGAGTCCATGTCAGGCGGATGCCGATGGAGTCGTTGATGCCCGTGATCTGCGCGGAGTTGTTCGAGAGCGTGGCCTCATCTCCGACGATGTCAGGCCAGTTGACGGCCGCGGGAATCAGATCGTCCACCACCGCCTGTACGAGCTTTGCCTGAGTCCGAAGGAAGTTGGCGAAGGATGTTGGGCCGCTGGCCACGCTCCCCTGCGTGAATCCCGTCAGCCTCATCAGCGGGTTCATCAGACCCCCAGGTATCCCGTGACAGCCCCGCTGGTCCACGCCGTGACATTCATCCGCATCTGAGGCAGCAGGGCCACGACCTTGGCCTTGGACGAATCCGTCGAGAGGATCGCCGCAATCGTCGTCCAGCTGGCTTGGTCGGTCAGCCGTCCTTCAAGCGTTGCCGTGGCGGTTCCCGCAAACTCGACCTGGAACACTCCAGTCAGGTCCCGAGCCATCTGCTCGAAAGGGCGCACAAGCGTGGGGGTCGTCGGGGATCCGGTCGCGGATCGGGTTCCAAGTTCAATGGTTCTCATGGGTGTTCCTTACTTGATCGTCTTGACGATGAGGCCCGCGATGACGGAGATGACCGCCGCCGCGCCGAGCATCCACGCCCGGTTGTTCTCAAGATGGCGGATGCGCTCTTCGAGCTTCTTCATCTCGGCTTCTTGTACGCGGAGCGATGTCATCATCGCATCCACTTTACCTTCAAGCCGCCCCAGGGCGATCAGGACTTCGTCGTTCATGGGTCGAACCTCATGGCCTTGATGATGTACCGCTGACGGGAGTTTCCGCCGAGGTTGGAGATGTTCGGAAGGTTCGGCCCTGCGCCGAATGCGGTCCCGATCACCGAGGCCAGCGCGGGGTAGCTCAGGGAGCTGTACGCCGCCCCGTCGCACAGGAGCCATCCCTTTGGAATCGTCGCGCCTGTGAAGACGATGATGGAACCTACGGGCATCTGCTGCTCGGTGAAGGTGGGCACTTCAGACAGGTTGTTGGCTGTCTTCAGCACTCCTGTCACCTGCTCGGGTTGGACGGTGTTCAAGGGCATTGGATGGTCTAGTTAGGTTGCGGACAAGTAGCAGCCGGAGAAGATCAGCGAGGTCGTGTTCGTGAAGTTGCCGTTGGTCAGTCTTACTGAACCCGATCCGCCCGGGTGGTACAGGAGGACATTACTGTCACTTGCATTCACGAAGCCCGACTGGAAGCCGTTGAGCGATGCCCATCCGGTGTCCGCGAACAGGTGAATGCCGCTCCATCCGGAAGAGGCGCAAGGGAATGGAAGGTCAGCGACCTCTGCGTTTCCAGTCGAAGAGCCTCGGGCTGTCAGCACAAGCCGTCCAGAGACAAACACCAGCTTTCCGATCTTCAGGTAGCGGCCGAACTGGGTGCTGTATGTCGCCCCCACGGCGTTACCACCCCAAAGGAACCTCGGCGTGAATGTTCCTTCCAAGAGACCGGAGAAGGTCCGGTTGTTCATCGGGATGTCGGCAGTCGGTGCGACGGCCAGAGCGTTCAGCGAGAACTGCTGAAGGATCGACAGCATCGTCGGAATGGCGAGGTTTCCCGAGGCATCGACCGCCATCATCCTGTTTGCCGCCCCTGCGGATGTGAACCCGGTCGTCTTGAACTTGGTGTAGTCCACGGCCGCCAGCGCGATCTTCGATGCCTCGACCGCTCCGTTCGCCATCTTTGCCGCGGTGATGGCAAGATCCGCGATCTTCGCGGTGTCCACCGCGGTGTCCGCGATCTTCGCCGTCGTCACGGCTTCGTTCGCTATCTTTGCCGTCTCCACCGAGTTTGCCGCAAGCTTCAGCGCGGTCACGGCATTGTCGGCCAGCTTTGCAGTCTCGACGGCGAGGTTCGCAAGCTTCGCCGCGGTGACGGCAAGGTCCTGGATGTTGACCGTCGTCACCGAGTCGGCAGCGAGATACTGATTGGTGATCGAGCTGTTCGGAATGACATCGAGCGCAGACCGGGCCACGCCAAAGTTCCTGACGACGATGTTTCCAGTTCCTGCCGACGGTGCCGCATCGAGCTGGAGCTCGTAGGTCGATCCGACGGCCACGATGTTGTAGTTGGTCAAAGGACGCTGAAGAACTCCGTTCACCTCGACCAGGAACATCCTCGCATCCGTCGCCGTGGGCTCGGGAGACGAAAGGACAAAGGCCGTCTGCGATCCCGTTCCGTTGAACGACCACGATTGCGGGACGGTGTACGCGCCGAACAGCGCGATGCTGTCCACATAGCCCTTGGTCGCCGCGTCTTCAAGGTCCAGCGGGGCCGCGACAGAACTGATGCGCTTCGCCTGGGCATCCCATGCTTCGCCATTCTCATCAAGAGGCAACGCGCCTGAGCCCGTGTCCTGGGCCTCCTGCGCGATGTAGAGCTGCTGACGCTGCGCTGCATTGAGGTCCGCGGCGGTGGTGACGGAGCCGTCCACGAACACCGTCTGCAGTCCAGCCTCGGTCTTGGGTGTGATCCGCTGGACCTTGATGAACGCGAGGTTCGCGGGGATGTTCCCCGCCGTGAAGGTCACGGTCCTCGCGGTGGTGTTCAGCGTGTAGTGCGTACCCGCCGTCTTGACCAGCCCGTTCACGCTGATGTAGATGTGCGCCGACGAAAGAAAGCCGTCGATCTGCGACCAGCTGAAGGTCGCCGTCACGCCGTTTCCTGTGTGGGTCTGGAATGAGTTTGCCATCGTCAACGCTCTCTTGAGTACTGGAGAAGTTCGGAGAAGGGCTTGCCGCTGGAAGCACCGACAACGGTAGCTCTTCGACCCCTCTCGGCTTCCATAAGGTCGGGGTATTCTTGCATGGTTTCGCGGAACGCGGCATCCCGGTATCGAGACACCATCGAGCGAATCATCCCGACACGGGGAGACTCGTATCCCTCGACGCTCGTCGGGTCCAGACGCTGATACTCGGGGGTCTCGATCATGCGCTCAAGCTGCTCACGCAGCGTCTGCCCGCCGAGCGTGACCTTGCCAGTCAGTTCCTGCCAGCGGTCGTATGCGTTCTGGCCGTTCCTCTTGGTGTACGAGCGCAGATCGACATCGTTCCGCATCGAGCGCGGCGGCGTGAACCCGGCTCCAAGAGAGGCCAGCTCCTTCGCCAGCTTGTCGTTCGTGACCTGCGTGTACGCGAACGGCCACGCAATCGGGACGGCCCCGAGGATCTTCGGACGACGCAGCGGCTCTCCAAGGATGTCTCGCTTCGGCGCGACATTGTCGCTGAGTCCAGGGATGCGCTGGCGGATCGCGTCGGAGATCGTCTGCACATCTCGCATCGCGTCATCCATGCCGAGGACCTGCTGACTTTGGGCCAAGGCCGACGGCACGAAGGAGCCGATCATCTGCTCCAGCCAGTTGCCGCCGTGACGCTCGGCATCCGACACGGCGTTCGCCGCGGTGACGATGCCCGTGAGGTAGGTCTTGTTGGCGATGTTGTTGGCCACCGCCGCGACCAGGCCCTTCAGCGTCACCTCCAGCGCGGACTTCTGAGCGTCGTCGGCGTTCGCATAGGCTTCGTGCAGGTCGGCCGCGATGCCGAAGAAGCTTGCAAACGGGTCCATCTTTCGGTAGCTGATGTAGGTGTTGCCCACCTTCACCGAGTACGGCTGCCAGCCCGCCTTCATCAAGTAGGCCCGCTCCTCCGGATCCTTCGGTCCAGATCCCGTGATGACTCCGGTGGCCGCGGCGACGATGGCCGACATCGTGATGACCGAGCCCGTGGAGATGCGTCCGATGGCCTGTGCACGACGCACGGGATCGCCGCTTGCGATGTCACGCGAGAACCGAGTGCTGATCCGGTTGAGTCCTGGAGTCGCGTACATCACTCCTGTGATCGGAGTGCGCTGGCCGAAGTAGAGAAGAAGGTTCGCGGGTGTCCGCACGAACGGGATCAGGATCCGCAGCGACGGATGCTGGGAGACCATGAGCTGCACCTTCGCGCTCATGCCCTCGATTCCCTCTCGGTCTGATCGGAGGTCTCTGGTGAAGGTTGCCTCGCGGGCAATCTCCCGAGCACGGTTTGCCAGCGCACCCATCGACGGGTCCCAGTTCCGCGCTCGGTAGTCGCGGACGAACTGCAGATGCTCTGCGCTTCCCTGAGTGAAGTTGCCCTTGGAAATCTCCAACTGAGCCGCGTTGTTCGCGTCTGCTCGGATCTTTCGCTCGGAGTAGAACTGGCCTTGATCCACCATGCGGGTGAACCGCTCCTCGACCCAGAGGCCCATCTGGTCTCGGGTCAGGCGGCCCGCGGCGACCTCTCCCATCGCGTCAGCCATCAGGCCCGCCTTCACGGTGCTGCGGTAATTCAGCTGCTTGAAGAACTCGTCTGTCGCACCGAGCGCACTCGTCGGGGCGTTGACAACCGTCCCGAGGAAGTTCACGAACGCTCCCATGCGAGAGGTCTCGTCGTAGCCCATCGCGCCCGCGGAGATGGCCCGAGTCCTTCGAGCCGATTCTCCGGTCATGCTGTTCGGTGCAGCCTGATCGAGGATGTTGTCGCCTGTCTTGAGCGTCGCATACGCGTAGGACATGGCATCTCGAAGCTCACTCAGGATTGCGCCGTACCGCATCATCGACTCCCGCATGAGCGGGAAGTTCTTGTCGAGCCCTGCTCCAAGAGCCTGTTCAAGCGGGGCATAGAGCATCGCCGTTGCGTTCGAGGTCGCGTTCACGGCAAATGTCATCGGTCCGCTCAGGATGCTGTTCATCCAGTATTCGGTCAGCACGGGAATGATGCCATGCCGACCGCTCTGCGTTGCCCGCAGCGCACCTGCCTGGCCTCCACGCACCTCCGCAGCGCGTGACCGGGCCATCGCCTGTCGAACCGCGTCCTCGCCGCCGGATGCCGCGATGATTTCGTCCACCATCTGCGGGTCCCGGACCATCGCTTCATCGACCAAGCGGACCACGCCGAGTCCCGGACCCGGGACAATCGACTGGGACCCGAGGCTTCTTGCGATGGCCGCCTGATTCTTGCGGGTGTGCTCGACCAGGACATCGACGCGCTGCTGCATGGCGATGAACCGAGCCATGTCTTCCTTCGCGCCTGAGACCATCGCGGCCTCTCGGGCCTGGATCAGCTGGCCCGCGGCCTCGCTCATCATCATGCGGGTCGCAAGGTGACGGGACATGAACCCCTGCAACGCATCCTCGTCCTGCCGCAACGCATCGGTCAGCTGCGGAAGGGTGCGGTATCCGGTGAAGTCGGCCACCTGCATCAGCTCACGCTCGGCGGCTGCGACCTGATCGGCGCGGTCCATCGAGTTGTAGCGGACGCGGCCTTCGGCATCCAGCTCCTGCAGCCGGATGTCGTGGTAGGCGCGGACATCGGCTGCGGTGCTCAGGTTCTCGATGTTGAACGGACGCTGCGGCGGCTGGCCTCCCTGCGGAGAGAGCGGAGCGGGCGTTGGGGTCTGTGCCGGGGGCTGGGCGGACTGGAACAAGGTCTCACGCTTCGGAAGCTGAACCACTTGCTCCTTGCTGAACACCGCATAAGAGGTGCCCAGTTCTCCGCTGCTGTCAACGGTGTCGTCCACATTCCGCACGATCAATCCGTCGTGGCCTTTGTCCTTGGCCTTCTTCACCAGTTGGCCGAGAGACATCGCGTCACCAACCTTGCCTTTGTAGTCCACCTCCAGGGGGTTGCGAAGAACAAGATTCGCTTCGATCAAGTCACCCGCCTCTTCTCCCACAATCTCGCCGTACTCGCGCTCATAGCGATACTGCTCAGCGACATTCGTGTTGTCGGAGAACCAGGTGGCTCCTTCGACTTCCACCGCAGCGGCGGGATCAAGCTCCTTGACTCCCTTGTTCGGGGTGCCGTGGAACACCTTGATGGGTGCGCCAGACTCGTCCAATGCCTTCGTTCCTTCCAATGCCTTGGTGTACTCAGGCGATCCCGGCTGCATCGACTGGAACAGCGTGACAGCCTTGGTCTCGGCCTTCGGGATTCCCTGCTGCCCGACCGCCCGCGACTCCAGCGATTCATCCATGCGGTTCATGCCGCGGTACATCAGCGACTCTGACTTCACCTCGCCCATCGAGCGGGCCTGTTCCGCACGGTCGAAGTCCTTGAACATCCACTTCTCGCGCTGATCGAGCTGACGCTGGAGGTAGGTCTCCCAATCTCCGAACACACCCTGCTCCTGCGCGATCAGCCGAGGAGCAAGCTTCCCCAGTCCCAGCCTCTGCATCAGCGCGGCCTTGGCCTTCTTCGAGGCACGGAAGTCAGCGTCAAGCAGGTCGCGGGCAATGCGCTCATGCACCGCGCCTCCCCAGATGCTCTTGATGTTCAGCATCAGGTTGTGGAACGCGTACCGGGCAAAGCCGATGAACGACCGGGTGCCTTCCTGGATGTCGAGCTGCCTCCACGCCGCGGTCTGGAATCCCGTGGCCATCCACTCGTCCATGCTTGTCAGCCCGTAGAGCTCGGTCCACCGCGCCGGGTTCTTGCCCGCCCACTTCTTGAGAGCCTCGAACTCGGGCGTTCCGGTCTTTGCCCGAGGATCAATGCCCTCAAGCCGGACGAACTTCTGGTACGACCGCGTGTAGTCGCGCTTCATGTCCGCGATGACCGCATCATCGAGGAACGAGGAGATGGCGTGACCCCACTCATGCGACCAAGTCTCTTGGACATTGGTCCCACGGACCAAGTCGGACGCGATGGTCACGATGCTCCTGCCGAAGTTGAACTCACCCAACGAGGCTGAGCCCATCGAGCTGTTCTTTCCCCCCTTGAGAGCGCGTCCCTTGCGGAACCGCGTCCCCATTGCCTCAAGCAACTCGGGCGGGAACGCCTCGATCAGCTTCTGCATCCGATCCGCTTCTTCGGTCGGGAGGTTGTTCTGCGACACCTCTCGACGCAGTCGGTCAATCACAGCCCGAGAGCCGCGCTGAACCGGGTAGCCTTCATCGGTGGTCCGGGGCTTCTGTGCGCCCATGCCGCTCTGGTACAGACGCTCCTCGCGGTACAGCGAGTCCACCGCCTCCACCGACTCCTGCGGCGTGAAGCCTTCATCCAGGTTCGCGAGAGTGGCGCGGAACAGATCGCCTCGGGCGGGAAGGGCCAAACGCTTCCGCGCCTTGGTGAACACGCGGACTGCCTCGTCAACCGTCGTCGGCCCGCGGCTCATCAGCTTGTTCATCACCTGACGCACCTCGGGGTTGATCTGCATCCCCTTGGTTCCGCCCGCCGCCGCCCAACCCTCCGGGTCAAGGTTGCGGAGAAGCTCGTCGGCCTGGACTCGCGAGTAGACGGAGCGCATGAAGTCGGAAGCCCGCTCCATCACCGCTGCAACGCGGTGGTTTGGTGCGATGCCGTCCCACTTGAACCGCTCGAACAGCTGTGCCCAGTTCTCCTCTGCCGCGACATCCCAGGTGCCTTCCCTTGCGCCGACATAGTCCTCGATCACGCGGATGTCGTCGTCGGTAATGCCGAACCGCTCATCCACCGACAGGCGGCGGTCAAGCACCCGTCTCCGGATCACATGGGCGACCTCATGCACGGGGCTGGTCCGGTCCGCCGTCTCGAAGAAGCGGATCACCGTCTTCCCGTCTTCGTAGAAGTCCACGGCGGCACGGCGCGGATTGCCCGCCTCATCGAGCTCCTGCGTGGCGGCACGGGCAAAGCTCAGCTTGTCACGGGACATTCCCGAAGCGTCGATCACCATGTTGATGAGCTCTGCCTCATCGGGAGTCGCTCCGGTCGCCCCCATGATCTGCTGGCGGTTCTCGCCGCGGATCTTCATGTGCTCCGCAAACATCGCGGCATTCCCGTCGGTGCCGATCCGCGTGGCCCGCTGACCCGCACGAACGACCCGGGCCGCGCCCATGATTGATTCGATGGCACCCGACGCAAACACGCCCTCGATGGCGTTCTTCAGGCGGCCTTCGAGGAACGAGTCGTTCTCGTCGGAGGCCAGGTACTGAGTCAGCGCGTTGTTGAAGAGGGGGTTGTCAGACTGAATCGCCAGGTCCGACAAGCGCGGAGACCACGACGAGAACGAGACGAAGTCAGCAAGGGCTCCGGCGGCGATTCCCTCTGCCGCCATCTTGCCGACCTCGATGGAGCGGCCCGCGCCCGCGAGGAGCGCAGCACGGCCCGTCTGTCCTCGGGCTGCGGCGATGACCGCCTGTTCACCCAGCTCGGCCGTGGCGGCCGTGCCGAAGCCACGAAGACCCGCCGCCGCGGTGGCTCCGCGCACCAGACGAAGAGAGCCCGCGTACGGAACGGCCACCTGGCTGATGCCCTCGACCAGACTTCCCGGCAAGGTCTGCGATGGGCCCGCCCACGCTTCGACTCCGAACGGGGCCTCTCGGACATTGTTTCCGATCAGCCCACCTGTGCCGTAGTACAGCATCTCGGTGATCGAGTCCGCCGCTCCGTAGACACCGCGGGGAACGGCCTTGGCGATGTCGGCCGCGTAGCCCCAGAAGCCAAGCTCATTCTGCGCTGCGCCCTGGGACGCTGCCCCACGGAACGCATTCAGCGAGGGCTGGCGATCCGAGAAGGTGTTCCAGTATTCGTCAATGCTCTGCATTCGGCTCATGGTTCGATGATTCCGGTGTTCTTCAGGTTGTTGCGGAGGAAGTCCACGATGTCTCGGGCGTTGTACTCGGAGGGGAGGTACGAGCGGTAGTCCGCAAGCGGTCCAGTTCCGTCAGCCTCGAACTTGACCAAGGCTTCTCGCAAGGCTTTATCGGAGTCGAGTCCCTTGATTCGAGTCATGCGCGACAGGAGGTACTGCGTGGGGATCTGCAGTCCCTCATCGGTGCGCTGGAATTTGATCTCCGCCAGCGACAGACCGCTCCACATCACCTTCGCATTCCAGTAGGTCGCCGTTGCTTCGACATCCTCGTTGCCGTCGCGCAGGATCTTGGAACCAGACAGCGTGATGCCCGCCCGGATGGGGGAAGCGACTTCCTTGACGAACCTGTCGGCCTCTCTGCGTAGATTTGTCTGTGCCTCGGCAAGATCCGCGGGGTCTTCGGTGTTGAGCTCCTCGTACCAGCTGCGGAACTTGTTTCCGAACCGACCCGCTGCGGTGAAGCCCGCGGTCTCTTCGGTAACCTCCGGAAGCCGCTGCGATCTGGCGTAGGACTTGTTCTTCGCCCGCGTGGATTCCCACAAGGGCCAGTCCGGACGGGCTGACGAGGGTCCGGTGAAGAACCTTCCTTCTGTCCCCAGATCTTTGATGAACGAGTCGTACACACGCACTTGGTCAAACACCGCGGCATCGACCGCATCGTAGAGCTCCTGCCCCTCAAGGCCCTTGGCGGCAAACTCTGTCAACTTGCTTTGTGCCAGGTTTCGGATCGCCACCTGCACCTTGAAGCGGTCTCCCATCATGGCGGCCGACAGGGAGGGATCGAGCTTCTCCATCGCGCTGGCCTGGTCCTGGAGGGCTTGACCGATTGCCGTCATGGCGTTGTTCAGCATCGGGCTTGCCGTCTGATACTCACGCATCATCGTGCGGGGCTCGTACTTTTGGCGGAACGCCTCGAAGCGCGTCTCCGAGGTCTTCATCATCTGGTCAGCGATTTCCTTCGCCTTCTTTCCGAGGTGATGGTTGATTGAGTCTGG